CATTAACAAACATCCTAGACCTACAATAATTCGCAGGCAATTCTAACAAAGCAGCGTTGGTCTTTGAGGCGTTATGGATTAGATATCCATAGTAACTGCCTTCAATTACTATTGTCCTCGTAATATCAGCCAAAGTAACTGGCAAGTGCATATTATCTAAAAAAGTTAGAATTTTTTTCATTCCTTCTTCAATGCTCTTTTTGTCCACTTTCTTATTAATAATTCTTGGATAAGCAAACCAATCATAAGTAAGAATATTTGATATGTATTCTACCAATCTTTGATAGATACCACTTATCCCCATATAATAGACAGAAAGGTTTCTTAAAAAAACTTTATCTTGAGCTTCTAATGCTCTCATTATACTCTCTTTATTTCCAAAAGTAGTGCGATATTGAGAACGTTTAAACTTATCCAACTCTAAAACAGAATCTTCTAAGCCTTTCCAACCCTTACCTACCTTAGCAAAGTCTATAGGTTTTCTGGTTCTTTGATGTGTTTTGTATTCACGTATTGTAATCACCTCCTGTCTATCTTCTTAATTCTTCAGCTTTGTTATAAATATAATCGTAATCTATTTTATCATAATCCCAATAAGGAATTATAACAAGAGGATAGTTATGTTTGTAGCAGAATTCTCTTTTCTTTAAATCATTGTACTTTTGTCTTTGTAAAAACCTTTGACCGCCGAAGTGATCAACACTTGTGAAATGTTGTTCACCTTGGTATTCGATCAAATAATCTAAAACTCCTGCATCATCAAAAACTGCAAAGTCGAATCTTAGAGGTCTGCCACTAGAACTGACTAACTCTGGAAAAATGTACTCCCTCTCAAATCTTATTTGATTCTTCTCAAGTACTTCTTGTATTTTTATTTCTCCTCGGCTCGCCATTTGATACCTCCTTATTTTCCAGGTGTGAAGAATATGAAGTCTTTAATACTTCCCCTTTTTTTCTTTCCTTCATTATCTTCTAATTGTTTAATATAATACAGCCCATATTCAAAAGCTGAAAACTTATCTCTTCCAATTTTTTTATTTACTGGACTCAATACTAAATGCTTTCCTTCATGTTTCTCTGTTAAGTTAAGCATCTCTTCTCTTAATATAGAAGTTAGAGTAAATGGTTTTAAGTAATTTGCCCTTTGTGTATGAGTTGCGGCTTGACCTACTTTAGTTCCTAAAAATTTAGCTTTAGCTGCCCTCTCATCAATTAAGAATTTGACTTTACCCGAACTTATTTGAGACAATACATTTGTGTGCGCTTCAGTATTAAGCTCAGGTGTTGCTTTAATAATATAAATTGCATCAAGTTCAGTGTCAGGGGTTTCATATTTTTTATACGTTTTGTCTTCGTCATTAATAATCCCAAATGGAGGATATGTTTCTTTTGTAATTGGATCTTCACTCTTTGTAACCATGTAATCAATCAATCCGACACCTAGGCCACTGCCATCTATTACCATTGCTTTCGGCATATATTTGTAATACAATCTTTTTAATTTAACAGCTTGTATTCCGAAATGTTCTTCATCGTAAGTATAAATATTTACAACATTCTTAATTGCAGCACCCTTCGTTTGTGGTAATACCTTAAATACTACTGCAACAGACTGACATCCTATCCTACCAACGTCAACTGATATAATGTAATAAGATTTAGCAGTTTGTCTTCCAGTAGCTTCATACTCAGGTTGTTTTAATTTTCTGTGCTTATCAAACAATTCTGGTTTAAAGAATGAATTTTCAGCACTTCCTGACCATTTCGATTCGTACTCTCTTTCAAACGAAGTTTCATTGAATGTCCCATCCATTTTCAGGTCTCGCACGAAGTTTCTATCTAAGAGACGATGCATCAATGGAATTCTATAAGTCCCACCGAACACAAAAGCATCCTCAGGACGTACGATTTGCCAAATTAATAATTGAAGCAATTTTTCATAGGCAAAAGTACCCTTGTAGCCTGCTGTGGTTATATATATTTGACTCTTGTTTAAAGTTTCTTTGTCATCGACAACCCCACCTTTGGTACGTCTTGATACGTTCATCAAAGGAAGTATAATTTCATTTAATGCTTGGCCGTCTATCAATATAACCTCTTCTATAAGGCCGCCATGTCGACGTCCTCCTCTAGTACTGTTACGAGCTGCTACTACGTCGAGTCTTGAACCATTGTAGAACTCCAGCCGCACATAGTCTTTACCATATAATGATTTCTTTTCATTAATTTCATTCTTAAATGCTGGTATCATTTCTTTTAATTCTTCTATTTTCTCTTTTGCTATTGATGCTCCCTGCTCCTTAGTTCCAGAAACAATGAATAATTTAGCCCCAGGATAAAGAATACATCTAATAATTAAAACCATAACTGCGAGAAATGATTTAGAGAACGCCCTTGGGAATGTTGCGTAACAATATTTATGCCTCATTGCAGCCCTCAAGAACACTCTTTGATAAAAGAATAAATTAAATTTTGAATCAGGAGGGAGAATATCGTCTATGAATTTATCAGGATACTCTCTCCAAAAACTAACTGCTTCTGCGAGATGTGGTAACACTTCTCCTATTCTTTCATCTGACATACCAATTTTTTGAGAGGGTTTCTGCAATTCTAATCTCTTGAGTAATGCGTCACTCATTTGGTACTCATCTGATTTTAAAAGATTAGCTAACCCCTCACTGTACTGATAATTACTCATAAGCCTCACCACTTTTACGTAGCATCTCTTCGTCAATTTCTCTTTCCTCTTCGAGCATATCATTATATTCTTCAAAATCTTCATCTTTTAACAATTCAGCTTCTTTTTCAGTTAATATTATTAAGTCATCGTCATCATCATCTAAAACGTCTTCTTCCTTATTCTGTTCCATTTGCATTTTCTGTAAATAAATTTCAATCATGTTGCCCAAATTCAACTCAGACATTATTAAATTTCTTGTGAATTTGTTCATGTCTGCCAAAGTGGCGTCTACTACATCTTGCCGTTCACTATGGTATCGAGGAATAAAACCTTGCTCTTCTTCTATCCTGCTTACAATCATACCAATAGAATCAGTATAATCAGATGCGGCATCCTTGCTCTGGGCTGGTGTAAATTTAGCTGATTTCATCAGAAGATCATAAACCCTTGTCATTTTTTGAAAACCATCAATATCATTTACTTCTAATGCTTGATCTATCTTTAAAGATACTCTACAAATTTTTAACAAGTAGTCGATGTGCGACGCAGTTCTAATGTCATAAGAATTCATCATTTCATTATACAATTTTTCTAGTTTAATACATTCGGAAATAGTATAAGTCGTGCCCCATTTCCGCTTTAGATATTCTTTGTCTTCTTTTGTTAATGCAGCTTCTGCTTCGACCTCAGGGTCAAAATCAAACATTTCTTCAGGTTTTATCATAAGTTCTCTTATTTCATCTTCATCCAGAACCGATAAATCTAACCCCAAATCTTGAATATTAGCAACGGCCTCACCTGATTCAAGTGCATCTCTATATTTATTAATTTCTGCCAGCTTTGCAGCACGTTCTTTTAAGTCGCGCATCTTAGCCTCTTCTACAAATTTTTCAGTATCTGCATAAGTGTATTTACTAAATTGTTTTAACTTCATCTTTGCAATATATCTCCCAAAGATAGCAGTTGGTGTTGTTTTGGGATTATTGCCATATTTTTCTACTAAAATTTTCCACTCTGATTCGATATAAGGAACATCAACAGCCTCTAGAAGAGGTAAAAAAGTACCCGGGGCTCTTATGTTAACCTGCATAGTGAAACATTTTTTGCATTCATCTAAGTAACCATCTTCATACTTGTCAGTCAATGGCGTTTTGTAAAAGTTTTGTTCCAGTAACATTGGTTTCCGACACTTAGAGCAGACCTTTTCCTTTTTTACAGTTGTCATACTCTATTCCTCCTTATAATTCCTCAGCCTTTTTTGCCATTCTTGATCTATAGATTATAGGTAAATTAATATATCCGAAGTCACAACAATCTGTTCCTGTAAATACATCAATCACCCTTTGTAATCCATTGTTATACCCTTCAAAACTTTTCTTGTCAACTTGCGCCTCGACATCTCCCTCAATAATAAGTTTGGAACCGTCTGCGCACCTTTGGATTGCGAGTTTAATTAAATCAATTGATAAATTCTGAGCCTCTGTAATATACATTATATCTCCAGACTTGATTTCCACACCTCTTATATCAGAAAATGGATAAATTCTTAAACCGCCTTGAGATATTAATCTTTCAACCTCAGTTATGTCCCCAATTTTATTAGAGAGTATTCCTCCAATAAAGTTGGACAATAACTTTTCATCTTTGCTTCCAGGGTAGTATCCTAAGTCTTGAGTATCTCTAGTTTTCACTGGATTGACAAAAATATGAATTACTGCTCCTGTTTTGTTCATTCTTTCTAAACAATAGCCAAGAGAGAGCAAAGTCTTGCCTGTGCCCGCTGGGCCAGTTATAACCGTAAATTCATCTTCCTTCAAAGACTTAATCGCGCAAGCTTGATAAATATCTCTAGGCACTACTTCATAAACATAATTTTTTATTTTGATTTTTGGATCCACTTCGTCCCACATAAAAGGCCCTAAGTATCTATATGTACCAAATATCTCTCCAAAAACTCCATGTAACTGGGCGAACTGCCCTATTTGAATATGATCCAATTTTTCACTGCTCATCTGTTTCTTAAATGTTTCATATTCTTTTGCTGTCATGATAACTTTTTCTACAGGTGCGTTTCTCTTCATTGTTTTACCATAGTAGTTAATACTTTTTAGTCCTAATGCTTTGGCTTTGATTTCCATGCTAATATCATTAGTAACTAATGTTGCGTCAGGATATTTTTCATAATGCGCGAGTATGATGTCGTCAACTGTCATTGATAAAGTGTCTTCATGAATTAAAAATTGAATTTTATCCATGTTAAGCTTTATAGCTCTTATCGCGCTTCTGGCATAATATCCTCTATCTCCTTCTTTTGTTTTGAGGTTGTCCAATTCTGCTAAAACTTCTACCGGAATTGCAATATCATCAAAATCCTCAAACAAACCTTTTAGAGAAGCTTCACTCATTAAAATATTCGTGTCTACTATTACCATTTAGTCGGCACCTTTCTACACTCCTTGCAGATACTGTAAAAACCATTGTTACTGCTACCACTATTCTTTGAAAAAAATATGGGGTGCAATAACTTAACTTGACCACAGCGATTGCATTTTTTCCATTTTCCCTTTTCAACAAAAGTATAATGATATAGTAACTCTTCTTTTTCACATTCCACTGCTATCAACTTGGGAATTTTATTATTATATAATGAGCTTATATACTCTACTGAATATGTGCGTCCATAATCCTGCTCTAATTGTTTCTGAATATCTTTATTCCGCATATTCATTATTTTATATAACATAATATCATACAGCATAGGTTCACGCTCTTGCAAAGCCTTGTCCGCAAGCCTCTCAAAATCTTGTAATATCCAATACATATCAGTTTGGATTTTCTGATCTGAGCTGGTTTTTAATCTAGAGTAGTTATGTAGGAAAGCCTTCACTATATTCCAGTCTTTAAAATCTAATATCGAATACCAATCGATAATAGGAGGCTCCGTAATATATCTCTTCTTGCTTCTGACAGGCTTTAAATAAGCATCTTTGACTATGTATTGAGTTTGAGACAAATCTATGATAGCCTGTTGAACAATATAGTTTTTATTAGGTATTGCTTTTAGTTTTTTTATCGACTCTCTTATTTGCGCGATAAAAGGTATTTCCGCAATATCCTTAGCTGTAATAGAGGTTTTGGGCGACAAAATCACATTTTTATCTTCATTTATAATTCTATAAATTCCATCTTGATTTTTTTCAAACTTTGATACCATCCCCTCAAAGGAAGTTTCTCTTTTATTTATTGTAGCCATCCTGTTAGGGGTTAGAATTTTTCTTTTTTTTCGTTCTTCTTTTTCCATTTGAAAAACCAAATAATCACCGAGTTGCTCTAAGTTATA